GAAGAGAAGGAAAAGAGGGGATGAAGCCCTGATTAGGAGGAAAGAATATGACTACAGAAGTCGAAAACAAGGAACAGCCAAATCCTTATAATTTAAAAAAATCTTGGCACGAAAGTAACGATGCACCTTTTAAGTCATCAGAAGAGTTATACTTTGAAGACCCATCTGAAAAGAATAAGTTATTTAAATCAAATGATGTCAACGAAGCAATGGAAGAAGGTAACGTAGAAGTAGAAAATTTGGAAACAAAAAAAGATACTCCTTATAAAAAACCTGATTACAAAAAACGATACGATGATTTAAAAAAACATTATGATTCTAAACTTAATGAGTTTAAGTCTAGAGAACAAGAGTTACTAAAACAGGCTATACCTGAATATGTTGCTCCAAAAACTCCAGAGGAACTTGAAGCATTTAAGAAAAATTATCCTGATGTTTTTGAAGTTGTTGAAACTGTAGCTCACATGCAAAGTGAGTCTAAGGCAAAAGTTCTAGAAGAACGTCTTAGCAAACTCCAAGAACGTGAAATACAAATAGCTCAACAACAAGCAGAAGAAAGGTTAATGGAAAGACATCCTGATTTCCAAGATATTAGAAACAGTGATGATTTTCATACATGGGCTAAGTCACAACCAAAGTCTATTCAGACATGGATATATGATAATGCTGATGATGCAGACCTTGCAAGTAGAGCAATAGATTTATTTAAAAAAGATATGGGTATGGATGTTGCCCCGGCTAAAAAGTCATCTTCTAAAAAGACCACATCGGCTGCTGATATGGTTTCTACCAAAACAACTGCGGTAGAACCAGCACAGGAAAAGGTTTGGTCTGAACAGGAGATTGCTGCAATGAGTATGGCAGAATTTGATAAATACGAAGAAGAAATCAGTGAAGCTATGCAACAAGGCAGAATCGTAAGATAAACTATATTTAACTTAAAGGAGAATAATAATGGCTCAATTTTTTGAACCAAGTCCCGATACTAATGCTAACTTTGGGAACTCCGTAAGTGGACAAACAAATAGTTTCTTCCTTCCTAAGATTTATTCTAAAAAGGTTTTAAACTTCTTTAGAAAAGCATCTGTGGTTGAAGCTATTACTAACACCGACTATGCTGGTGAAATTTCCGCTTTTGGAGACTCAGTTAGAATTATTAAAGAACCTGTAATCTCTGTTTCTGATTATACAAGAGGCAGTGACCCTACAGCAACAAAATTAACCGACCAAGAAATTTCTTTGGTTGTAGATAGTGCTAAAGCTTTCAAATTCATCGTAGATGATATTGAAGCAAATATGTCACATGTAAACTTCAAAGAAGTTGCTACATCATCTGCTGCATATGCATTGAGAGATTCATATGATGCTGCTGTATTAGCTTCACTATTCTCTGAAGTTTCTAGTTCTAGCCCAGATAATGTTATAGGTGCAGATGCGGCAGCAGCTACACAAACATTGGCTCAACATCAAGGTGGTTCTAATTCTATCGACCTATTAGGTTCTGATGGAACTGGAGCAGACCCATTAGATGTAATGTCATTTATGGCTAAATTACTAGATGAGCAAGACGTACCAGAAGAAGGTAGATGGTTTGTAGCCCCACCTTCATTCTATAATGAACTTGCACAATCTGGTTCAAAACTATTGTCAGTTGATTTTAATGCTGGTCAAGGTTCTATTAGAAACGGATTAGTTTCTAGTGGAAAACTAAGAGGTTTTGATATGTACAAATCTAATAACGTTGCAGCTACATCTACATGTAGTGGTAAAGTATTAGCTGGACATATTTCTGCAGCATGTACTGCTCAAACAATCATCTCAACTGAGGTCCTAAGAGACCCAGATTCATTTGGTGATATTGTTAGAGGGTTGCATGTCTATGGAGCAAAAGTTCTTAGACCTGAAGCATTAGTTTCAGCTTTCTACACAGTTGACTAATATCAACTCGGGGGAGTCTTCGGACTCCTCCTCTTTATGGAGATAATTATGAAACATATGGAAAACGAAAATCAAGGAAATCCAAAACCAGAAGGAAACATAGCTTATTTTAATTCTATACATGAAAAAGAAAAGATATGTAAAGATTCTGTTGGATATAACACAATGCGATTCAATTATGAAGAAGCTAAACCGGAGAAATAAAAATGGCAGGACATTTACCAAATGAAAAGAAAAAAAGAATGGGTATGATGTATCTTGGTGGTCGTAAACAAATGATGGGCGGCGGCATGTATGGTGAAAAAAGAAAAAAAATGATGGAAGGTGGAGTACCACCAGTGTCACAAAATTCTAATTCACAACCTGAATATCCTGAAATCATGCCGAAGGCACAACCTAATTAAGCATGAAAGTAAAAGCACCAAAAGGTTATCATTGGATGAAACAACCTAAAGGTGGTTATAAGTTAATGAAGCACTCTGGTAAATTTGTACCTCATAAGGGTGCTTCACTAACTGCCAACTTTCAAATCCAAAAAATACATAAAAAATAAAATGTTGACAAAAGCACAAACAAGAAAATTAATAGCCGCATTAAAAAAGGCTTCTAAAAGTCATGCTGGTCAAGCTAAGATTTTAGAAAGGTCTTTAAAAAATAATAAAAAAAATAAATAATAACTTCAACTCTGGGGAGAGGAGATGGCAACAACATATTTAGATTTAACAAATCAAGTTTTAAGAGAATTAAATGAACTGACTCTCACATCAGTTAATTTTGCCAATGCACAAGGGTTTCAAAAATTTGTGCAAGAAATGGTTAATAAGGCATTATTTGATATTGCTAATGAAGAGCCACAACTACCTTTTTTCTCAGCAGGTGTTAGTGGTGGTACAGACCCCTTTTATGGCAATACTACTGTAGCAACAGTGGCTGGACAAAGATATTATTTATTAAAATCAGATAGTTCTAGTTTAACGACAGATTTTTCTACAGTAGACTGGGATGATTTTTATTTAACAACAATTAATGTTAGTGGAGAATCTGCTCCTTTTGTTTCTAGAGGTTTACGTTATTTAAGTCATGGGGACTTCAGAAGATATTTTAGAGATAGTGAAAACGAGGATGATGCTAATACTCAAGCATATGGTGAGCCGCAATATGTAATTAAATCACCAGATAATAGAAAGTTTGGTTTAAGTCCTATACCAGATAAAGTTTATAACGTTCACTTTTATGCCTTTAGTAGACCAACAAAACTTTCATCACATTCTGATACAACAGTTTTACCCGAACAATTTACAAACGTTTTATTAGCAAGAGTTCGATATTACGTTTTTCAATTTAAAGAATTAACTCAACAAGCTGCCTTTGCTTTAGACGATTACAAAAAAGGCATGAAATATATGAAGAGTGTACTAATGAATCCTGCACCAAAATCTATGACAGATGACAGGATGTATTTTTAATTATGGCTAGGTCACAACCTTATACAGTAGCAGTTAATGGTGGATTAGTAAAATCAGCAAATGTTATTGATTTATTAAAAACTCCGGGAGTAGCAAAAGATTTACGAAACTTTGAAGTTTCTATTGAGGGTGGTTATAGAAGAATAAATGGCTATCAAAAATTTGGTACAAGTAGTGCTGTACAACCCACAGGTGGCACAACTAATATTTTAGGTGTTGTCCCCTATGCTGATGGTGTTGTTGCTTGTGCTGGTACAAGTATTTATTTTACTCAAACTGGTACATCGTGGATAGAAATAAATAGAAGTAGTGTAGATGCTAGTGGCGATAATCATACCACATTTACAGGTCGAAGTGTTTTAACAAGAACATCACAGGGTCAAGCACAGTTTGCTTTATTTGAAAGTGCTACTTCTAACTATGGTACGTTAATAATAGCAGATGGTGTAAATAAACCTTACTTTTTTAGAATGGAAGGTACAGGTGCAAATATAAATACTAGAACATTCTTTGGTGGTGAAATAGAAGTAACTGGAACAAAAGGTGTTAAGTTTATAACAGTACATGATAAACACTTAATTGCTGCTGGAGTTGAAGATAATTTAAATACTTTATTTTTTAGTAAAACTTTAGACCCAACAGACTTTAGTGGTACAGGCTCAGGCAATATAGCTTTAGAAGACCAAATAGAAGGCATAGCTAGTTTCCGTAATGAATTATTTATTTTTTGTACCAATAGTATTTTTAAATTAATTAATATTAATGATTCAAGTAATATTGCAGTCGTTCCGGTTACAAAGAATGTAGGTTGTTTAAGTGGCTATAGCATTCAAGAAATTGGTGGTGACTTAATCTTTTTAGCACCAGATGGTTTTAGAACAGTTGCTGGTACTGCAAGAATTGGTGACGTTGAGTTGGGAACTGTAAGTAAAGCTATTCAACCTTTAGTAACAGATTTAACAGAAAATATTAATAATTTTGTTATAAATAGTTTAGTTTTACGAGAAAAGTCACAGTATAGATTATTTTATACGAATACAAGTTTAGAACAAACACAACAAAAAGGCATCATAGGCACATTACGACAAAATGGTTTTCAATGGTCTGAAACTAGAGGTTTAGAGGTAAGTGCTATTGGTTCAGGTTTTGATAGTAATAATATTGAACAATACTATCATGGGGATACTAATGGTTTTGTTTATCAACATGATATAGGAAATGATTTTGATGGTAGTAATATATTAGCTCGATTTGAAACACCTAATTATGATTATGGTGATTTAGGAACTTTAAAAACTTTACATTATATAAAAGTTTCTGCTAGTTCAGAAGGTATTACACAACCAGATTTACAAATTAGATTTGATTATGGTAATACAGATATACCTCAGCCCTCCACTTTATTTGACATAGGAATAATAAATCCACCCTCAAAATTTGGAGATGCTTTATTTAATACAAACGTCTTTGGTGGAGGCGATAATCCACTTATAAGAGTGCCTTTACAAGGAAGTGGCACAAGTAATAATTTTACATTTATAAGTGATGACAAAAAAGCACCATACACAATAAATGGTTTTTATGTAGATTTTATACCATCAGGAAGGAGATAATTAATGGCACAATCATATACAAGACAAAGTTCATTCGCAGATGGCGATACTATAACAGCAGCTTTATTTAATGACGAATATAATCAGTTAATTAATACTTTTGCATATTCATCATCAGATGCTTCTAATACAGGACACAGACACGATGGCACTTCTGGCCAAGGTGGTAATATATTTAAAATTGGTGATATTGATTTTTTAAATAAAATAGAAGTTGATGGAACAAATAATAGAATAGGATTTTATGTAGAAGTTTCTTCTTCAGCAGTAGAACAAATTAGAGTACAAGATGGAGCAGTTGTTCCAGTTACTGACAACGATATTGACTTAGGTACATCTAGTTTAGAATTTAAAGATGCATTTTTTGATGGTACAGTAACTGCCGATGCTTTAGTAGCTGATACTGCTGACATAAATGGTGGCACTGTTGATGGTGCTATTATTGGTGGCTCAAGTGCTGCTGCTATCACAGGTACTACTATCACAGGTACAAGTTTTGTTATTGGCTCAGCAGATATTAACGAAGCAGAATTAGAAACTATTGATGGAGTTACAGCCGGAACTGTGGCAGCTTCAAAAGCTGTAGTAGTAGATAGTAATAAAGATATTGCAAGTTTTAGAAATGTTACATTAACAGGGGAACTAGATGCTGGTTCTTTAGATATATCTGGCGATGCTGATATAGATGGTACATTGGAGGCCGATGCCATAACAGTAAATGGTGCAACTTTAAATGAAGTTATTACTGATGCTGTAGGTAGTATGGTTAGTTCTAATACAGAAACAGGTATTTCTGTAACTTTTGATGATAGTGACAATACATTTCT